GCGCATGAGTGAGCGAAGCGCACAATCGACACTTGACGCATATTGCAACCCGACTGGCGCCTTGTCAGTCAAGGCAGCAATTCAGTCTGACAGAACTCTCGGTGGCAAATGTTTCGACCTCCGAGTGACCGAGATGAGCAGCTACACGTCACTCAGTATCGGCGAAACGCAATATCTTTCAGCGACTTTTTTAGTCACTGTCATTTCAAACTAATGGAGGCAACACCGTGGCAAAATTTCTAGCGCAAGACTTCAAAATTACACTTGCGGGCGTAAACCTTTCAAACAACATCAAGTCGGCTGAACTTCAGGTGCAGTCTGAGGATAAAGAAACCAGTGCATTCGGAGATGGATGGAAGACCCACATCGCGGGTCTCAAATCCGGTTCTGTAAAGCTCGATTTCCTTCAGGATTTCGGTGCTGCTTCAGTCGAAGCAACGATTTACCCGTTGCTTGGAACACTGGCGACCGTAGTAATTACGCCAACCAGTGGCACCGTCAGCGCAACCAATCCTTCTTACACTGCTGTCTGCCTCGTCAATAGTCACACGCCAGTTTCGGGCGCTGTTGGCGACGTTGCAACATTCAGCGTCACTTGGCCAACAAGTGGCACCGTCGTCAAGGCAATCGTTTAGTTTCAGTTTTCACCCCTGTCCCTGCCCCTTTTTTTGGGGCCTTTTTTATGCCTCAAAATAGGAGTAGTCATGTTGCGTTTGCCTCTGAAAGTCACATATGAAGATGATGCGTCCGGCGTGGAAGTTGTCGCCTCTGCGCCGGACCTCATTCAATTCGAACGCCACTTTGATATGCCGATGAGTATTTTCGGTGATCCCGGTGCGCTACGAATCGAATGGATGATGTGGCTCACCTGGACCACGCTCAAGCGTAAAAATCTCACCAAAGATGATTTCGATACTTGGTCTGAGAAAGTTGAAGAAATAACTTTTGGCGATCCAGATGAGGCCGAGATAACCCCTTTGGAGAACAGTCAGCTCACTGGTTGATTACCCATTTGGCCTATGAGTGGGGCGTCATGCCTGACGATGTTGAACGGCAATCTCCGCGCTACATCGCCACCATGTTTAGATATTTGCGCTGGCGTAACGTTCAAGAAAATGGTGCGTAATGGTTGCTCCCGGCGTAGTGATTTCGGGCCTAAAAGAAACAATGATTTTGCTTAAAGAGTTCGAACCCGAGATGTCAAAAGAGATCAACAAACGAATGACCACCGCCGCCACTCTTGTCAGGGATGCGGCAAGGGCTGACATTCCATCGGGAGACGCTCTATCGAATTGGGGTCGCTGGACGTTTAGCCGTGATGGTAGAGATTTTGGTTTTGTCGGGTCATGGGTAAAGAACAACATTAAATTGACCCGCACACCTGGCCGCAATCGTGGCGTCGCGGTAACGAATTACATTGGCCTTGTTTCTAAAGATGCCGCCGGCGTAATCTACCAAACAACGGGTCACGCTTCAAAGAATGAAGACGGCAGTCGCAAGCGCAAGAAACCTTTGACAAGCCAATTTGGTACAAGTTTCGTTTCCGTGATGAATAATCAACACCCTGGCAAACGTGGTTTGTGGAAGGCGTACGACGAGGACGAAGGCAAGGCGACGGCGCTTATTGAAGCGGCGGCGAAAGATGCCGAAGCCATCGTTCAGGCAAAACTCAATTCTCTAGGAGGCTGAAAACATGGCTGTTGTTGTCTCCTTCGTAGGTAAAGTCAACTTCTCCGATATTGCTAAGGCTCAAAAGGAACTTCAGGCGTATTCCAATCAGGCCAACCTTTCAGGCAAAGCCACTTCGTCGCTCAGTAAAAGCCTTGGCAATATGGCGCAGATTGCAGGCGGCCTAGGTTTAGCGCGGGCAGCGCATGAAGTGTTTTCTTTCGCTAAAGAATCCATTGAGGCATTCGGAAATCTAGGAAGGCAAGTACGGGAACTTCAACGACTTACCGGCGGCACCGCTGAATCATTGTCAGCACTGGCGTACGCGGCGTCACAAACGGGCGTGCCCGCAGAAAAACTTTCGCTTGCATTAGTCAAGATGGAGAAGGCAACGAGCGGCACGGGCAAAGCCTTCGACGCTTTAGGGATCTCCACGAAAGACGCGAACGGTAACGTCAAAGAGGCTTTGCCTTTGTTTACCGAAGTTCAGTCAAAAATTTCTAGCATGGGTGACGGCACGGCAAAGACTGCCGCTGTCATGGGGATTTTTGGCCGTGGCGCAAAAGACCTCATTCCGTTGTTGAACAAAAACGGAACAGAGATGAAAGAGCTTGCACGACAGGCCGCAGCACTTGGGCTTGTCTTGTCAGAAAAAGATTTAGAAGCAGTCAAAGAAAACGTCATGGCTCACCGCCAATTCGATGCGGCGCTGAAGGGCGTCCAAGTAACTATTGGCCGGCAACTTGAACCAGCCTTGACGGGCATGATGCAAACTCTCACAAATGTTTTGCCAACGGTAATGAACCTCGTGCAAAGTTTCATGAGCATTCCGGCGCCGGTTCTTGGCGTGGCTGCAGCATTACTGCTTTTGCAAACCCGATTGGGCACCGCGTTGGTTGGCTTGGTTCAAGGTGCTATTGCGAGCTTTACTCGATTCAGCGAAACCCTTGTGTTCAACATTGCCTTGTCGCGCGAAGCGGCAGCTGCTCAAATTGCCACAGGTGGCGCTAGTGGGGCGATGGCTGCGGGTATGGCTGCAGCGCGTGGCGTTGCCGTAACGTTGGGCGTTGCCATCAAGGGCGTGTTGGTTTCTCTTGGTCCGGTAGGTATTGCTCTTGCGGTTGCTTCGGCGGCAGCTGCAATCTTTATGGGTCGTTCAAGTGCGGGCAACGAAGAAACGAAAACTTGGACTAAAAGCCTGTATGACCAAAACGGCGCGCTGGTTGCCAATGCCAAATTGCTGACTGTTGCTGGACTTGCTAACAATACAGTTTTGCAAGGTGCTTCGAAATTTGGTATTAGTTTGTCAGATATTTTTGCAGCAACTAATGGAAACGTCATTGCAGCCGGTCGCATTGACGCTCTGCTTTCAAAGGCTTCGGTTCTCAGTAACGGTCAAGCGTTCACGCTGTCAGATCCCAAAGGTCAAGCCGCCAACAAAATAATTGCAGAGATTGTTGACGTTCGCGAACAAATGAAATTGGCCGCAAATCAAGCGGCGCTATTGCGACAAGCCATGGCAACCCTTGGACTTAAAGGCGCCGAAGGTGCCGCAGGTGTTACCACCACGGGCGCGGCAGCAGCCAAGACTAAAGCCGAATTTGTGTCACTTACGTCAGTCATGTCGAAGTTTTTTGCCTCAGTTGCCAACACTGCAAAAACGGGCGGTGTTCTTGCCGCAAGCCTTGGCGGGGATCTCATCGCCGCGTTCTCGTTGAAAGTGCAAAAGGCCGGCAAGATTTCCAAGCAGACAGCCACAGATTTTGAATCAATGGCGTCAACGATCAAGAGCAACGTCGTTGCAGCTTTAGACATGGCAAACAAGGCACTCGATAAGGCCCTTGGATTGTTTAACGATTACAGTGCCTCGGTAGCCGGTGGCGTCATGGGCGGCAATCAACTGGCCGATGCCGCGTCGGCACAAAGCGACGCGATCACTGCCTTGGCTGATGCGCAACGTGCATACAACGAGGCTGTTGCTGGGGGAGACCCAGAGGCAATCACTAAAGCAAAAAACGAACTTGGGGCAGCACGCAATCAACAGCGTTCATTCCTTAATTTCTTGCAAGGCGGTGCCGATACGGCGACAGCGTTTGCCGGTCAGTTAGATGCGTTGCGTTTGGGTGGCGCTTCCCTTGAGGTCGTGCAGCAAATTGCGCAACTTGGCGCACAAACGGGCGGGCGAATTATTGCCGAGCTTTTGTCTGGCACAAACGCGGCTATTCAACGCGCAAACACGCTGGTCGAAACGATCAGCAGCGTCGCGCGGCGCGCCGGTAACGCGGCGGCTCAACAGTTCTACGGCGCCGGCGTCGCTTCGGCTCAAGCCTTCGTTGAAGCCATTGAGAAAACAATTCCTTTACTACAGGGAACCCTTGAGCGCATTGCCAAAATGATCGGTGCAGCTCTTGGAATCACGGTCAACGCTGGTGATCTCAATAGCCTTGATAAGTCGGCAACCCGAACCCCTTCGGTGTACGACACCGGCAACGCAGCTTACGACGCATTTAACCGCAACTTGGACTTCCTACTTGGCGACGTTCCAGCGATGGCCACGGGCGGCATGGTTAACGGCGCAACGCTTGCACTCATCGGCGAGTCAGGCCCCGAAGCAGTGGTGCCGCTCAATCGTATGAGTCAAATGGGCGGCAACTCTTACACAATCAATGTCAACGCTGGCGTCGGCGATCCTCGCGCTATCGGTCAACAAATCGTTGAGTACATCGGAAAGTTTGAGCGGTCGAACTCACCTGTGTTTGCGAGGGCCTAGGTGGCTGTCTACGACCCGCGAATTGCTTATGACAAGTCTGGCTACCTTTACAATCAAGCGGCACCGTATGACGGTTTCAGCAGCGCACCAGGTCAAGGCGTGTCACCGTGGACTATTGAACTTGCCATCGACTTAGCCGCTAATGGTGTCGGTGATTTCTTCACTCTTGATGATGCCACCAAGGGCGTCCTTAATAACGTCACTTATTTGATTGCAGGCGAGGCACTCGTTGACATCACGGGATGGGTGCGCAGCTTAGACGTCAAACGAGGCCGGTCGCGGATACTAGAAAAGTTCACGGCAGGTTCCTGCAAGATCGTTCTCGACAACCGCGAACGACTCTTTGATCCTTTGATGACCTCATCGCCATTTTACGGGTCCATTGTTCCTCGTAAGCAAATCATCGTGTCGCGCGACGGTGCCCCGGTGTTCACAGGAAACGTGCAAGATTGGGATTTCTCCTATGACGTGGGCGGCAACGACACGGCGATGCCGTCAAGCGTTGACGGGTTTGCTTTGGTTGCTCAGTCGACGATGGCCGCAGGGACCGCAACGCCGGGATACACAGGTTCACGGATTACGTCAACACTGAACGCGGCAGGTTGGCCCTCCGGCCTTCGTGACATTGCCACGGGACTAGGTTCTGTGGGCGCTGACATTGTTGCCGATAACGAAAACGTTCTTGCCTACATGCAAAAGGTGGAACTCTCCGAAGACGGCGCGTTGTTCATTGGTAAATCGGGAAAGTTTACGTTCCGCGATTCCAGCAATCCAATCTATACGGGCGCCTCATTTGGCACCGATATCAACATGATCGACTATCAAGTGGTCTATGGCGTTGAGGAACTGTGGAACAAAATCAACGTGACCTATCCAAATGGCACCGCGCCAGCGGGAACCGTGACGGTGCAGGACGCAACTTCTCAAACTGCTTATGGTGTGTTTGAAGTGACCTACGAAACGCTCTTGTCTACCTCAGGGCAAGCGACAACGTTGGCAAACAGTTTGCTTGCCCAATACAAGCAGCCAAAATATCGCGTTGACCAAATCACAGTGTTTCTTGAGTCGTTGACGACAGCGCAACAGGCCACGGTTCTTGGTCTTGAACTTGCCGATGCGGTACTGGTGGAGTGGCAGAGGTTCGGGCCTGCGATTTCGCAGTATTGCATCATCGACGGGATTGAGCATCAGGCTAAACCTCTTGAACATTTGATCACGTTCAAACTTTCCGAAACAACAATCTAAAGGAATTGACATGGTTGCATTTGTTGCGTCGACTGTATTGACTGCCGCGAACCTGAACGCCGCATACAATCAACTCACGATCAACGCGCAAACAGGTTCAACCTACACATTGGTCTTGACCGATCAGGGCGGCCTTGTCACGACGAGCAACGCCAGCGCCAACACTTTGACCGTGCCACCGAACTCATCGGTGGCATTTGCTACCGGCA